GGGCTGCGGCTGAGAGGGCTGCGGCTGATTGTGCTGCGGCTGAGAGGGCTGCGGCCACAAAATGGGAGCTGTCCGCCCGGGAGCGTGCCATTGTGGAGTATCTGAACAGCCATGAAATTTGAATACGACATCAAATTCACGGACAACACCCCGCAGCTGCATGAGGCTCTGGATTCATGGGCAGAGCGGGTGCTGACCATCTGGGGCATGAAGGTGCAGGACTACGCCCAGCTGCTTGTGCCAACAGGCACGGCAGACAGCACGGGCATTGAGGGCTACGTGGGCGGCGTGCTCAAGCAGAGCCTGACCTACGCCGTAGACCTTGCAAAAAAGACCGTGACCATCGGGTCGAATCTCTTTTACAGCGTCTACGTTGAGCTCGGCACGGGCATTTTTGCTGAGAAGGGCAACGGACGCAAAACACCGTGGGTCTGGAAGGACTTCAACGGCAAGTGGCACTTTACCCGGGGCATGGCCCCTCGCCCGTTCCTCCGCCCGGCGGTGGAGAATCACATTGACGAACTGCGAGAGATCGCAGTGGAAGAAGGAAACAAGGAGGCTTAAACATGAGCATTTACGACTATGACGATGAAGAAACCTATAAAGTCGCCATAAAAGTGGATAAGGTTCTTAGAGAGCACCTTTCAAAGGAAGAATTGGAAATTGTGAGTGCATATCTTCATACAATGAACAAATTTGCGGAGATTGCAGCCGCAAAAGAAGAAAAGTTTGCAAAAGAAGCGTTGGACGAGCTTTTTGAAAAGCTGGATAAAAAACATGGATAACATTGTTTACACCGCTATGGTTGAAGGATGTACGTTTGAAGACCTCAAAAAACTTCAAGAAATGTTTGAACAGAACAGCGACCCACGCGTTGATCTTTCTCCATATTACCTGCAGGAGACAAAAGAACGGATTCTTTTTGTTGAAATGCAGAAAGCAAGAGAACATCTTCAGGAACTTTGTGATAATGCGTATGGAAAAGGAAATCGCGTTATTATGGTATCTTCTCAGAAATCAATTTAATACTCAGCGGTTGGCGCACAGCGTCAGCCGCTTTTTTATGCCGCTTTAGCTCAGGTTGGCAGAGCGCCGGATTTGTAATCCGGGGGCCGTTGGTTCAAGCCCCACAGGCGGCACCACGCCGGCAGCACGTCCGGCAAATAAACCTTATTGCCAAGCATGGCAGCCCGAGCAAGGGCAGAAAGGACTATCACATGGCACTCAAAAGAGCTGACATCCGCACGATTCTGGAGAACCCCGAAGCCTCCAACGATGACAAGGCCAAGGCCATTCTGGACGCCCTGCACAAGGAGACGGACGAACTCAAAGACCAGCTGGATGCAGAAAAAACAGCCCGCACACAGGCAGAGAAAGACCGGGACGCAGCCAACGGCGGCAAGCAGGCCGCTGAAAAGGCGCTGACCGACTACAAGGCCCAGCAGACCCAGAAGGACACCCACGCAGCCAAGGAAGCCAAGTTCCGGGAGCTGCTGAAGTCCGCCGGGGTGCTGGACAAGTACGCTGACCGGGTTGTGCGGCTGTCCGGCGAGGATATCGACAAGCTGGAGCTGGACGAAAAGGGCGAGGTCAAGGACGCCAAGAAGCACGCTGACAGCCTGAAAGCTGATTGGAGCGACTTCGTAGGCACTACGACCACCACCGGCGCAAAGGTGGACAACCCGCCCACCAGTTACGCCGGAACTTCTCCCGAGGATTTCAAAAAGATGAGCCTTGATGACCGCATCAAGCTCAAGAACAGCAACCCTGAACTGTACCAGCAGCTCCGGGCAAAGTAAGAAAGTGAGGCTATTATATGGCACAGACTGGCACTTTTGGCGGCTTCGACTTTGACGTTGAGGTGTTCGGCGACTACATGGCCGAGCAGAACACCATCGACACCAGCATCGAGGCCTCCGGCATCATCAAGGACGATCCCTCCATCATGGGCCTGATCGGCGAAAAGGGCAACGTTGCAACCATCCCGTTCTATACCGAGCTGGACGCAACGGCAGATAAGCCCCTGAACAACGACGGCAAGACCGACAACACCCCCGCTGAGGTCACTGGCAACAAGCAGACCACCATGCTCATCCAGCGCATGAAAGCATGGAAAGCTCAGGACTTCACCAAAGAGCTGACTGGCGCAAATCCGATGCAGCACATCGCAAATCAGGTCACACACTACTATCAGCAGGTCTGGCAGAATGTGCTTATGACCATCACGGACGCTGTGCTGTCTACTACCGATCTCAAGAAGCACATCTACGACATCACCAAGGTTGGCGATGGCAAAGTTACGCCGGAATCCCTGATCTATGCGCAGGAAGCCGCTTTCGGCGACCACGCAATGAGCGGGGGCCTGCTCATCATGCATTCCACTGTCTTTGCAAAGTATCAGGCAGCAGATCTCGTCGAGTTTGAAAAGTACACCACTCCGGGCGCTCTGTCTCAGGCTTCTCCGCTGGCACGCATCGGTGGGATGGTCGTGATCGTAAACAACGCCGTCACTTCCGCATCCATCACCGATGCTTCCATCAACGGCGGCAAGGCCACGACTGCATACAAGACCTATGTTCTGGGTGAAGGCTCTTTTGTGGGCTGCCGTAAGACCAACTACGAGAATCCCTACTACACCGACTACGACCCTGAAAGCAAGGCCGGCGTCCAGAAGCTGTACACCAAAGAGGGCCGAGTCATTCACCCCAACGGCATGAGCTTCAAGGTGGACAACGTTGCCGAAGCGTCCCCCAACGACACCGAGCTGAGTGCAAAGGCCAACTGGGAACGCCGCATGAAGCTGGAGAACATCCGCATCGGCCAGATGCTTTCTCTGGGCTAAAAATTCGGGGGTGACTTTGCATGACCGTCCCAGAGCTGTGCGTTTACACGCACAATTTTTTTGACCGGGCAGACGACCCCGTTGCCGGGAAGTTCATCTTTGAGCCGGACACCGTGCCCGCCGGGGTAGTGCCGGGGCAGTATTTCCTTGTGTGCGGATCCATCTTCAATGACGGCGTGCACAAGGCCGGGGACGGCGATCTGACTGCCGAGACCTTCAACGGCACGGTGCAGCCCATGCGCGTGCCACCTGATTTTGTGGCACTGGCTGAAAAAATCGACGCATACGACAAAGCACTGCCCTCCGGCGGCGTGTATGTGTCCCAGTCCTTTGCCGGGTGGTCTGGGACGATGGCTACAGGAGCGGACGGACTGCCGACAGACGGCAAGGCAAAGTTCCGGGCCGAGATCAACCAGTGGAGGAAGATGTGACATGGTCAATCCGTTCGCTGCATCCACCGTGATGCAGAGCTTTACCAAAAAATACCGTTTTCAGACCCGCAGCTATGAGCCGGACGGCGTGGGCGGCTTTGTTTCCGGCTGGAAGGATGGCCCCGAGTTTGAAGCCGTGGAGCGCCACGACACCACCGTGGAAGCACAGGTGGCAGAGCAGGCTGACACGGCATCCACTTATACCCTGCTGGTCAACACGGGCGTGCCGCTGGCCTTCCCGGACTACATCCGCCGGGTAAGCGATGGCCAGACTTTTCAAGTCACCAGCACAGCAGACGAAGGCAAAGCCCCGCCTGAATCCGGCATGGGACTGCGGGCCGTCAAGTGCAAAAAGGCGGTGCTGCCGTAATGGGACCGTCTGAGAGCATCAACCGGGCACTGAACACGTTTTTCAACGGCTTTGGCGTCCCGGGCTATCTGGAAGATAACATCCCTCCTGCCGCTTCACTGCCATACCTGACCTACAAGCCCACCATCCCCGGCGGGTGGAACGAAACGACATCCTTCCACGCCCGGCTGTGGTACCCAAGCAAGGGCGGCAGGGCCCCCATCCTGCAAACCGAAGATACGATCAGCGCAGCTCTCGCAAATGGCTTGACCATCCAATGCGAGGGCGGCGCTATTCTTTTGGACAAAGACGGTAAAGATTGGGCACAGCCACTCAACAATACGCCTGAAGGGTATCTGTGCGAATACCTTATTTTTGAGCTTACACGGCTTATACCGTGAGTAAAGGAGCAATATGGCAAGAAAATTTTCCAAAATTTCGCAGGAAGCGTTCAAGTCCATGCAGTTCAATGCCGGAATTGTGGTCAGCAAGTTTGACCCGTCCGGCACGACCGAGATCCAGGATGCAGACATTATCACCGCCACCACCGGCGGCATCACTGCGACCTGCAAGGCAAACTTCACCGATCTGGGCGAGGATGTGGACAACGCCCAGAAGAACACCGCAGAGCTGATGCAGATCGAGGACTACGACTGCACGCTGGCCTTTACGGCCCTGAATGCCACAACGGACGTTATCAAGCTGGCACTGGGCGCTGCGGATGTGAGCGACAAGAAGGTCACGCCTCGCATGACGCTGGACCCGACAGAAAGCACCGGCGACTTTAAGGACATCTGGTGGGTCGGTGACACGCTGGATGGCGGCATGGTTGCCGTTCGGCTGATGAATGCACTGTCCACCGGCGGTTTGACCCTGAAGACGACCGACAAGGGCAAGGGCAACATTGCAGTCACCCTGACCGGCTGCCCCCGTCTGGGCAGTGACGTGGTGCCTATGGAGTGGTACTACAGCCCCAAGGCCGCAGCATAAGGAGGAAATCGTATGAAATTTTTGACAGAGCTGCCCGATGAAGAGTTTCTCCGCCACTGCTGGCAGATCGCCGATGTGGCGGAGGAGGTTTTGGAAAAGTCCAAGATCATGGAGCTGCGCAAGGTTCTGCCGGTCCTGACCGGCGATGAAACGCCGGAGGAGCTGGAACAGAAGAAGAAGGAGCAGGCAAAAAAGAACATTCAGGCTATGGCAAAAAGCTTGCTGTTCGACAATGCCGCTGCCACCGCAAAGCTGCTTCCGCTGCTCTATGAGCCGGACTTGGATGAAAACGGGGTGGTCGAAAAAATCGGCCCGTTCAAGAAGATGCGCGCGGTGAAAGAGCTGCTGAACAACGATGATGTGATGGATTTTTTGCTCTGGTGTCTGCCGTTGGTGCTGGCGGGTACAGACGCCTGATTTCTTCCATCAGCCCGGACGCGCTGCGGCTGTTTGGCAGGCCGTACATTTTGCAGCACTGCCTGAACACTTTGCGGCAAGAGCGCATCACACTCAGCTATCAGGCGTACATGACGGACGCTCTGGCGTACCTTATAGGCGCAGAAGAGCGGTGGTACGACATGGTGGCCGGGCTTGTGGAAAACCGCCCACAGCCGCCGCAGCCGTCCGCTGATGAAGTGATAGCACGCATTAAAAATGGCTTGAACGGGGGTGATGGAACCTGAAACTTTTTGAATTGAGCGCCATCCTCGGGCTGGACGACAGCGCCTACCGGCAGGGCGTGGAAGAGGCAAAGTCGCAGACTAAGGACGCCGTCTCCACCATGATGAAGGATTATAATCGGCTGTACAGTGAGGTCATTCACCTTACGGCGGCCTATCAGAAATCACGGAAAGAGACCGGGGAAACCTCCGAAAAAACTAAGGAATTTGCCCAGAAGCTGAAAGAAGCTCAGGCCCAACTCAATACCACGGCACAGGGGCTAAGGACTGCGGAAGGGTACATGAACAGCTTTGGGGATGCCGCATCGGGGTCCAGCAAGTCTCTGGCCGGTGCTATTGCACAAGGCACGGTCATGGCGGGCTTTTTCTCAAAACTCAGCTCTGCCGCTCTTGCCGCTGCGAAAAGTTTCATCCAGAGCGGCATCGACTACAACGCCCAGATCGAAAGTTACACTGTTGGGCTTACCAATATGCTTGGAAGCGCAGAAGCCGCACAACAGGCAATTGACCAGATCCAGCAGGATGCAGCACGCACACCGTTCAGCGTGGAAGCTCTTACACAGGCAAATCAGCTGCTGATCGGCGCAGGTGAAAACGCCACCTACGCTGAAAAAACGATCATGGCACTGGGCAATGCTGTATCGGCTACAGGTGGAAGCAATGCGGAACTATCCCGTATGGCAGCCAACTTGCAGCAGATTGCCAATGTCGGCAAAGCCTCCGCAATCGACATCAAGCAGTTTGCTTATGCAGGCATCAATATTTACGGTCTGCTAGCCGACTACACAGGCAAGTCCACCGCCGAAGTGCAGAAGATGACTATCAGTTATGATCTGCTGACGCAGGCCCTGCAGGCAGCTTCCGAAGAAGGTGGACGCTACTACGGCAGCATGGACACCCAGAGCCAGACCATGAACGGTCGAGTGTCTACCCTGCAGGACAACGTCAAGCAGCTGGCAGGCCTTATGACCGGCGATTTATCCAGCGGCATCGGGAAAGTCGTTGAAAAATTAAACGAAATGACGGTAGCCGCGATAGAAGCTTACAAACAAGATGGATGGTGGGGAATGGCAGATGCCGCATTGTCCACCATCGGGCCAATCAATAAAGTCAAAGAAGCTATCGAGGGAGTTTTGGGGGCCTGGAAAGAAGCAAACCTAAAATTGAGCTATTGGGTAAGCTCAAAAACTGTCCCCAATTTTGCATATGATAGCTATGACGACTTCAAGAGAAGCCTTATCAGTCAGAGCAACTATGACCGCCGACGGCAAAACGCGCTAAAAGGTATCGGAATCAGTAACAAGAGCTGGTCTGAACGTCAGGCGGAGCTGGCGGCAGCAGCCGGAAACGGCGGCAGCAGCATTACCACAAGCCCATCCAGTGCAGCCGGCAAAAAGAAGTCATCCGGTTCTAAATCTACCACAGAAACCGTCATTGCATCGGTGTCCAACACCGTGACCACCAGCGCCATGAATGCGCTGGGCGCTGTGACCACCAGCATCCAGACCCTTACAGAGAAGGTCAAGGACAGCTCCGGCAAGATCAAAGACCGCATCACCGAGACCACCACCACGACCGGAAAGGAGATGGTGAACGGTGTTGCCACGACCTTTAAGCAGGTCGAGACCAAGGTCAACGGCACGGTCACAAAGGTCACAAAGACCTATGACGACATGTCAAAAACGCTGCTGGGCACTTTTACCAACGTCTCGGAAACCACCTTTGACGGCATCACCACAAAGGTGCAGCAGGCGGTGGAAAAGTACGCGGATGGCAGCGAGCATATCAAGAAGACCGTCACAGAGACCGGCCAGCGCATCGGCGAGAACGGTGCGGAGACCTACGAGAAGATCATCACCTACATCGACGGCATTCAAGACAAGGTGACGGAGACCTCCAACGAGATCGACAAGAGCGTAAAGGGCACCCAGAGCCGCATTGACCAGCAGCTGAGCGAGGCTTCCGGCCAGCTGGATAAGGGCATTTTCGGGCTGGTAAAAAGCGCCTTTAGTGATGCCAAAAACGGCGACTGGGGCGGTCTCGCTCTGGATTTTGTCAATCTGATCTGGGGCGAAGTGTCGCAGGAGCAGCGTGACGTGATCTCTAAGTGGCTTGTGGACGCACTGACCGCGGTCAATGAGGGCTACTTCAGCGGCGGCATCGGCAAGGCGCTGGGGTCTATCCAGAGCATTTTCACGAACGGCATTACTGCCGGAGTGGATGGCGCCACTACGTCTGTAAAGGCGTTCTCTGAGATCGTGCAGGGCCTTGCAAGCTCCGGCGGCGTGGGCGGAGCACTAGGCAGCATCGTCCAGAGCTTTTCCGGCATGGCGGGAGGCATCACCTCCGCACTTGGCACGGTGGTGTCCTTCATTTCCGCAAACCCTGTCCTTGCCCTGATCCTGGGCGTGGGTGCTGCGGGCGCAGTCGCTGGCGGCATCGGCCTTGCCATGTGGATGAACAAGAAGAACGACCAGCAGCCCGTCAGCCACTACCAGAGCCCCTTTGACAAGACCAACGTGTATGACAGTCTGGGCACCTTCTCCACCCGCGCGGCCCTGCAGTACCGCGTTACCGGCCAGCAGTCCATTGTTGACCGGCAGACCAGCATTCTGGAACGCATTGAAGGGATGCTGGACGAGCATCTGCCTGACATCGGCAAGGGTCAGGTGGTCATGGATTCCGGTGAGCTGGTGGGCGTTATTTCGCCTAGGATGGCACAAAATGTTGACGCGCGCATTGGTGTGACCGTGACACGGAAAGCGAGGGGCGTGTAATGGCAAAACTTCTGGGCGCAAAAATCGGCGATTACCACACCCTGACAGACTGGGGTCTGTATCTCAAAGTTGGCAGCCCAAAGATCAGCGATGCAGAGGTAGACGAGTATCTGGTGCAGGTGCCCGGCTCTGATACGCTGCTCAACCTGACGGATGCACTGGATGGCCGCCCGCACTACAAAAAGCGTACCATCACCATGGAGCTGCTGTGCAGGGCACCAAAAAAGACCTGGTCGAATCTTTACAGTCAGATCGCAAACGCCATCCATGGCAAATGGCTACAGTGCAAATTCGACGATGACCCGTCTTTCTATTGGGAGGGGCTGTGGAGCGTGTCTATGACACGCAACAGGTTTTCCAGTGCATTCACCATCACGGGCACCTGCGACCCCTTCAAGCGCAGTGTATACGACGGCTCTGATGACTGGCTGTGGGATGACCTTGTATTTGATACAGCAATTATCCGCAATTATACGGATATCCAGCTCAAAGCCAAAGAGGACATCACCGTAACCGTCACCGGTGCACCAAGAGCGGCCGCCATCTACTTCAAGCGTAGCGAGGACGCCGCCGACATTGCGGTGTCTCTCAATGGCCTTGAGGTTGGCATCCTTGCAAAGTCTACAGAGTGGCAGTACATTGAGGGCTTGCATATGCCGGATGGCGTTGTAGGTACTCTCATCTTTGCGGCGTCTGCGGATTGCAGCATCAGTATCCGATATCTAGGGGGCAGCTTATGAGCTATAAAGTTTATGCAGGCGTCCAGACCGGCGTTGACGTGTGGGAGACAAAGACCTGCATTTACGACCCAACAGACTACACGGACACAAAAAAGCTCATCAGTCCAACTCTGACACGGGAGGTGGGCAAGGCCGGTAGCTTGGAATTCACCCTGCCGCTTGGCAATGTGGCTCACTCAGCTTTACAAAAAATGCGCACGACCGTGTCCGTAGAACAAGACGGTGCGCGCATCTGGGAGGGCAGGCCCATGAGCCATGAGCAGGATTTTATGCTGCGTCAAAAAGTCTTTTGCGAGGGAGAGCTGGCCTACCTCAACGACAGCTCCGTTGCGCCATATACAGCCAAAGACGTGACAATCAAGCAATTTCTTTCGTTCCTGCTGGAAAATCATACCGGCATGGTGGACGCATACAAGGCGTTTACCTGTGGAAATGTTGGCTTTCCGAGCACAAGCGTGGTGGTTCCAGAACTGCATAACTGCGTGATGAAACTGGACCACATGGCAGGTACTCCGGACAGTGACGGCGATTATATGTATGAATATGGACTTTATACCTCATCCGGCGTTCAGCTTGTGAGCCAATATGAAGTTGGCTTCTCGGATGACGACACGGCCCCGGATCCATCTGCGTACAGATGGACGCTGAACGTAAAGTATGAAGCCTCTTCCATTGACGGACAGATTTGGCGCACTGGAGAAGGCCTTTTTTCCGTGAGCGTAAACGTGGCTTTATCCTTGGATGGGGACGGCCAGACGCACGAAGCCACGCAAAGAACAGTTACGCCGGATATCACATGCGCTACGCACTCAAAATCATTTCCGCCTGAGACGGAATACAATCTCAAAGACACGGTCTCAAAAAAATGGAAAATTGAAAAGCAGGGAGACGGTTATGCCGTCCTGTTCAACGGTACAGCCCTGCCGGATTCTTCCGTGGTCCGTTACGATTCTGCGCCACGGTACACCTTTGGCGACGGACAAAATTTTGGCGTTACATGGGATGTCATCCAAAATGAGCTTGTGGATGTGTACGGCGGGTATCTGATCGTCCGGCACGAAAACGGGGCCAGGTATCTGGACTACGTCCGGGAAGTGCAGGAGAAAAACGGGCAGCCCATCGCATTCGGCACAAACCTGCTCGACCTGAACAGCTACGTCAAAGCAGAGGATATTGTCACCCGCGTCATTGCCGTCGGAAAAAAGAAATCCGGCTGGTTTTTGTGGAGGCACGAAAGCACGATCACCGCCACCGCAAACGACGCTGCGGCTCAAAAGCTCTTTGGCATCATCACAAGGATCATCGTGATCGACGGCACCGCCAGCACAACACAGTCGCTTCTGGATGCCGCCAACGCGGAGCTGTCCAAAAACTTGCGTTATCTCGACGGAATCACGGTAAAGGCTGTGGACCTCAAGGATGCCGGTGTGGATATCGCCCGCCTTGGCTTTGGCAAGATGACACACATCTACTCCAACCCGCACGGGGTGAACACCTGGCTTTTGTGCTCTAAGATTGTGGAGCCTTTGGACGCGCCGGACAAAAAAGAATTCACGCTGGGCATTGATTTCTCCAGCGTCAGCGACTTGCAGGCCCTGAGCGCACGAAAAGCCAGTGACGCCTATGACCTGAGCCGCTCGCTGAAGGGCTATGCATCCGCAAAGGGGTGATAAATTGGATAAGACATTTGACGAAGCAATTTCCGAAGTCCGCAATGCAGAGCGCGGCGTGGAAGTACGGGAAGCCCTTGCACAGGGCTTTGAGTATGTGAAGCAGTATGGCGAGGCTGTTATCGCGCGGCAGGAAGAAGCCGTTCAGAGTGCGGAAACAGCCACAAACGCGGCTGCAACTGCCACAGCACAGGCCGCCGCAGCAGCCCAGACAGTCAAAGACGCCACTGCAAACGCCATAAGCGCAGCGCAAGAGCAGGCAGGTATTTCGACATCGAAAGCCGAGGAATCTGCTTCCAGTGCCGCAGGAGCAGCGGCCAGTCAAACTGCTGCCGCGTCTAGTGCATCTGCCGCAAAGGCCAGCGAGGAAGCAGCTGCAAAGAGTGCCGCAGACGCAAAGGTTATCGTGTCCACTGACACGACCCTGACTGTATCGGGCGCACCGGCTGATGCAAAGGCGACCGGAGACGCCCTGGCTCAGAGGTATAGAAAGGACGAGGCCGACGCAAAGTTTGGCACGCCGTATACTCTGCCTGCCGCCACAGCAGACCAGCTGGGCGGCGTGAAGGTGGGCGATTATCTGGACATCGCCCCGGACGGCACCCTCAGCGGCAAGACCCTCAATGACAAGATCGCTGCCGCCGTGGCGGTAAAGTCGGAGCCCCGGCTGGTGTGGAACCACTACGAAGAAACCGGAAAAAGGTGGAAGACCTACGATATCAAAATGCCAGACGGCCTGGACTACGTGCACGTCAAGACGAAATATAACAGCCCTACCGGCGGGTACGGCGAAGAAGTAGACATCGCAAAAGGCAGCACCGCCAATCATAGCTACGGCAATGGCACGGGAATTTTCGCATCCAACACCACTTTCCGGACAGACGGGACCCTGCACTTTGCAACAGAAACGTCGACCGGCGGCTACACCGTAGAGATCTGGCTCACCGGCTACCACTACCCTACGCTGGCCGAGCTTCTGACCGAGACGCAGGCCGTCCATGGCGCTTAATGCCTACTCTTGGGCCCGGGAGGTTGATCGCAATAAACAACACATTTTTGACCGCACTTTTTAACTTTTTGAGCCGGTTCTTTGCCGCTTTGGCGGAAGAACAGGCAGAACAGGAGGACACGATGGCATTTGTGACCGAGTGGACGGGAGCACCGCCCTATCGCTACATCGACGTAAGCCGGTATCAGGGCAACATTACACTGGAGGGCTGGAAGAAGGTCAAGGCCGCTGGCTATCAGGGCGTCATGCTCAAGACCGTCAGCACAAACCGCAGGCTCTCCAAGCGAGCAGACGGCCTGTACATCGACCCGACCTTTGAAGCAAACTACCGCCATGCAAAGGCGGCAGGTCTGGCGGTGGGCGTGTATTACTACACCTACGCCACCAGCGAGGCGATGGCCGATGCAGAACTTTCCCTGCTGGCTGACGCCCTGCGTGGCAAGACACTGGAAATGCCTGTGGCAGTGGACGTGGAGGACAACAAATTCAGGGTTCTTGGCAAGCAGGCGCTGACCGACCTGACAGCCTACGCCCTGAAAAAGGTGGAGGACATGGGCTTTTATGCCCAGCTCTATACATACACCAGCTTTGCTAAGACGCGCCTGTATATGGGCGGCGCTGCTCTCAGCCCCTACGACGTTTGGCTGGCCGACTACACCGGCAAGACGCCTGCCGTAACCTTTGCCTACAACGCTCACCAGCACACCAGTAAGGGCAGCGTGCCTGGTATCTCCGGCAACGTAGATCTCAACGTCACTACCCTCAACTACCCCCGTATCATCAGCAAGAAGGGTCTGACCCGTCTCCGGGAGGGTAAATGACCGAAAAAGAAGCTTTACTGTGGGTGCTTGGCATTCTGGGCAGCCTGTGCGCTGCGGCCATCACCATCGACAAGGTGCTGGAAATCATTCACAAGTACATCAAAAAGGCGCAGGCCCCCGACGATGCGCAGAACAAGCGGCTTGACGAGATGGACAAGCGCTTGCAAACGCTAGAAACGGGCTATGCGCAACATTCTTTGGCGCTTGGGCGCGATTTGTCCCGCTTCGGGGAAATCGACGAAGTAAACCGCCTGACGCTTGAAGCCGTTCGTGCCCTGCTGGAAGCACAGCTGACCGGAAACAACGTGCCCGCTATGCAGGCCAGCAAGGAAAAAATCGATAATTACCTCATGGAAGGAGTAACAAAACATGGAAGCAATGCTTAACTTTATCCCCGCACCCATCGCACTGGTACTGATGCTCATCGGCTTTGCCGCGCTGGCCGTTGGTGCCATCCGGCTGGGCTACAAGCAGTACGTCAAGCAGTGGGCACTGGAGCTCGTGACCATCGCTGAGGACAGCATCATGGGCAGCGGCCAGGGAGCCAAGAAAAAGGCACAGGTCTTTGCCGCACTGCGCGGCGCACTGCCGGACTGGCTGAAGCCTTTTATCACCGATGAAGTGCTGGACAGTGTGATCGAAAAGGCCGTCAGCATGATGAAAAAGGCACTGGCAGAAAAGAATCCTACCATCAACCAGTAAAGGAGTACTATATGCCTGTACCTATGTGCGGCATTATCGCCGCTTCTGCAAACGCTATGAATCAAGCCCGCAAGCGCGAAAAGATGTGCAACCTGAAAGGCGACAACAAGGAGTATTGCGAATACTGTCTTCGCGGCAAAGCTGGTGAGTGCATCGAAAAGCAGGCGGATAAGGAGTAAAGCATGATCGAGCAAAGCGTATCTCTCGCATCCAATGGCGTCGTCAAAGTGCCGGGCTATGAGCAGCTGGTGCGCTTTGGCTACACCAAGAACCGGGGCGTGTACCGCCTTGCCGTCACCGCTTCCGGCGAGTGGGAGGGCCTGACCATCCGGGCGTTCTGGCACGTCCCGGATGGCAAAGACCCGGCATCCTCGCTGGTGGTGGACGGCTATGTGGACGTGCCTGCCAGCGTGACCGCACAGCCCGGAAGCGGGTGCATCACCTTTGAAGGCAGCGACGGCACAAAGACCGTGACCAGTGCAGACCTGCGGTACCGTGTCAGCGCCAACTCCGGTACAGAGGACGGCACAGAGCCGGAGCCGGGCACCCCTGCATGGCAGCAGTTGGTGGATGCCGTACACACCGATGCCACCGCCGCAGAGCAAGCCAAGACCGATGCACAGACCGCCGCGCAGCAATCTGAGGCATCTGCTAAAAAGGCCGGGAAGGCCCTTTCTGACACCATCGCCGCCAAGGATGACGCGCTGAAAGCCATCGGTGACAAGCAGACCGCCGCCACAAAGGCTGTGGACACGGCCCGGGACGAGGCCCTCAAGCAGGTGGAAGCCTCCACCAAAGCCGCCCAGACCGCCGCCAGTGAAGCCGCCACCAGTGCAGGCAATGCAGACCAGAGCGCTCAGGAAGCCGCTGACAGTCTGCAGGAGCTGAAGGACGGCATTGCAAGCGGAAACTTCAAAGGCGAGAAGGGTGACAAGGGTGACACTGGCCCCATCGGCCCGGTCGGCCCACAGGGTGAGCAAGGCCCTCAAGGCCCCACAGGCGCTACGGGTGCCACTGGCCCACAGGGCGAAACAGGGCCGAGAGGTGAGCAGGGGCCACAGGGCATCCAAGGCGAGCGTGGCCCGCGGGGTGCACAGGGGCCGCAGGGCGAAAAGGGCGACACCGGCCCGCAAGGCCCTAAAGGTGATACTGGCCCTGCCGTAGCACTGGACACCACCCTCACCCACGAGGGCGAAGCCGCCGACGCAAAAGCCACAGGTGACGCGATCAGCGCAGTCAAGGCGCGGCAAAACATCCTCACAGGCAGTGAGACAGGCAATCCTATCGCCGTTGACGACGCTTTCCCTGCACTCCTGTGCGGCCTGACCGTGTACGGTAAAAGCACGCAGGACGGCACACCCACGCCGGATGCACCTGTGCCTATCGTGAGCGCAGGCGAGAACGGGAGCGTGGCGGTGAAGGTGACGGGGAAGAATCTGCTGAAAATACGGAACGGCAAGCAGACAATGAGGGGCGTAACAATTTCTGCAACAGATGGCCTGATATCTATTTCAGGAACAGCAGCTGAAACCGGCTGGGCCGCATTAGATATTGATTCGTTCGATGTCCCCGGCACAGTAATTTTATCATCGAGTGTCAGCACACCTAGTGCAGTTTTAGCCTCGCCAGCATGGAAAACCGTATTAGAGCAAAACAAAAGCGCACTTGCAACTGACACAATAGGGAAAATCTGTTTCACCGTTACTCAAGGGGAAACATACAACCTCACTGGTGTGAAGGTCCAGCTCGAACTCGGCAAAACCGTCACCGCCTATTCCCCCTACCGTGAACAGCTTCTCACGCTCCCCACACCCACTGGTCTCCCCGGCATCCCCGTCACCTCTGGCGGCAACTACACTGACCAAAGTGGCCAGCAGTGGGTGTGCGACGAGGTGGACTTGGAGAGAGGGGTGAAAGTGCAGAGGGTAAAAGTTCTGAATTTGCTTGATGCTAACGGGTTTGACAACAACGGAACATGGCACATCAGTGCAAAGAATTATTTTGGCGCTGGCACTTCGTACATCCCAATGGCATGGTATAACGGTATTACTAAATGCTTGTGCACCACGTTTCCTGTGCAAATGAATAACTATTCCACAGGCTTAAATGCCGATTTGTCTTTGTACTATAGTGAAACGGGTGACACGATTTCTTTGAAATCTGCTCTTTTTAACCCTAAAGGGCAATCTGCTACAGTTGATGAAGCTAAAGCTTGGTTTACAGCGCACCCGACCTATTTATACGTTCCAATCGAACCCATCGAAACCCCGCTCACCCCTGCCGAAATTGCCGCCTACAAAGCCCTCGCCGCTTACGGCCCTGACACGGTGGTGCAGGCGGGTGACGATGCGGGGGTCAAGATGGGGTATCAGAGGGATGTGAACATCGCCATCAAACGCATTGAGGACGCCATTGCGTCCATGACTACCACATAAGGAGGTACATATGGCAATCAAATCAAAATCCAGGCACGATTTAACGCTGCGCAGTATCAAGCGGGAAATTGCAGCAGGACGCGATGTTGCGTTCTGGCTGGATAAAGCATACATGCACTACGACAACGGACTGCTGACCGCAGATGACATTGCAGAGGTGGAGGCTCTGGCGCAGGCGTACTACGACGCGCTGGACGCAGAAGACAAGGCAGACGCTGAGGAAATCACGCAGTAAGGAGGATGTTATGTCAAGCACTACATACGAGCAAACGCCACGCTATTATTATGATCAGCGTGCGTACCCGATTTTGTGGCCCGCAGTGTGTGACCATTTTGCCAACGGCGGTAAAATGGGACATTACCGTGCCGTGACCGTTCGTGTGCGCAACGCTGGACAGCTTCCGCAGCCTTTCTGGCTCGGTGCTGCCTGTGGCGGCGGCTCGTGTAGTGCTGCCCGCTGCGCTGCAAGGACTTGACCGGCAGCAGATGACCGCCGCCATCAAAAACGCACCGCTCGGGAGGGTAGACCGTAAGATAGCCTTACTGCGGTATGTTGAGCGGCTCCCGCTGCCGGACATTGCAGCACAGACACATTACAGCCGGACGGCAATAGGCTACCGGCTGAAAGGCATTGAAAAAATGCTGAATGTGTGATACAATAATCTCAATTGGGTGTGATTTCTCACGAAGCGCATTGAAGCGGCAGGCTTTTGGGTCTGCCGCTTTTCTTTTTGCACGATTTGTGTTATAATAATCTCAACAAATCCTCCCGGCCTCTCGAAGAAGCGCAAGAGGGTGGATATTTGCCAGCTAGCCCAGTGCTTTATCTGGGAATGAAAAAAGCGGTTGCCAGATAGGCTCCGGCCAGCCTCCCGCCCGCCTACTTGCAGTGCGTACCATGCGGGAGACGCATAAAACCCCCGGTGTTCCGTTTGGAGCATCGGGGGCTTTCTATTTTTTCTCTTTTTTGAGTTCTTCGAGACGGCTTGCAAGCTCTTCTTCCCATCCTTCATGTTCTTTGAGGTACGGGGCGTAAATTATGCTCTCGGCTTCCTTTCGGGCCGCAGTGGCTTCTTCGATCGTGTCATAGCTGCCGAGATGATATTGCTTGCGTTGGAAATTGATATATGCACGCCATCGGCCGTGGCAGTCTTTACACACACCATTTGCGCCAGAAGTGGAATTTTTATTGATATGGCCTCCGACCGCCCTTGTGCAAATCGACACAAGGGAAGAACCATCCGCGTAAACCGTACTGTGAATTGCCCCGTTTTTTTCTCCGATGTCCCTGTTGCAATCTGCGCAATGCTGGATCCGAGAAATCCTTGTGATCTTTACGGTGGTTTCCTTCCCACATTTCGGGCAAATAGCACGGCACAGAAAACAGCCTGACCTCTTTTCGGGCAAAACTTCCAATACTTTCCATCCGTTAATAATCTGTCCTTCTTTTTTCTTCGCTTTTCGTAAAGCCGTCTCCGTCATGGCTGGCTTTTGCCCGCGATTCGCGCAAGACAGACAGCTGCGGCTTTTGCCAAGACGCAGGGAGCTGTCATACACGTCTTTTACCACTCCGCACTCACACTGGCATGTGTAGTAGTGCGGCTTTTCAGACGGCGCAAGTACCGTCCACTTTCCAAAATGCTTTCCAGTCAAATCTTCTGCCATAACATTTTCCTCAGATCAATCCGTAGTGCTCTGCCAACAAAAATCGGAGATACACAGGGCACGCCCGCTTCTCGCCGCACCAGTCCTGCACAGTGCGAAGCGGGATGCCAACCTGCTTTGCAAAAGCGGTCTGACTGTGTCCGGAGGCCTTGACCATTTCCCGCACGTTCATGCGGGAAACATCCCAGAGATGGGACAAGCGGACGGTCTCGGCGTCCAGATCAAGGTGCCCTTCAAAATCGTCCGAGATGCTGAGGGTGACGTTACCGAGAAAAACTTCTTTCGGCTGCTTGGCAGCCATGCCAAAAAGTTCTGCATTGCTGTACATGGTTGACTTCCTTTCTTTCAGATGGTAATATATTTGCGCACCTCCATGGTGCGTCTTTCACAAAATCCCCTGTTAGATGTTGCGAGCATCCGGCAGGGGATTTTTTATTTACAGGTTGATCCAGTCCTCGTACTCCTTGAGTGTCTCAACATACTGGGGGTAGAGGCGGCGGATGATGACGTCCTTCTCCATGTCATCCAGATCGCCCTGCATAAGAGCTTCGGACTGCTCTTTAGTCAGCTCCATATCTGCGGTGATTGTCCACTCGGCGTCATCCTTGCTATGCACAAGGGATCCGTCTGCATCAATGTGAGCGTAGATCGTCCAGACGATTTCGCCGTCCTCGCAATCCATGGTCTTGTATTCGTCAGGCTCCACCTCGGTGCCGTTCTCCATGACCTTTGCAGCGAACTCTTCAGCGTTAAGGATCTTCATATTTTTTTACCTCCATGTTGTTGTGTGCATGTGTCTTTCACTGTCTTTATTATACACGCGTTGCGTGCAATTGTCAAGACTTTTTTGAAAATTCTATACGCGTTGCGTGCAAATACTTGAGCTCTCATACAGCCCTGTGCTGTGTGGGCGCTTTTTTATTTGTCCTTCGTTGCGCGTTCCTTGTCTCTCCCGGCGGTTTAAAAAAGTACACTGGGCGCAAAGGGAGGGGGTGCCATGTGGTGGCACAGGTTTAACCCGAACCCGCGCGGGAGCAGCGTCGGGGACTGCGTAGTGCGGGCGGTAGCTGCGGCCACCGGTCAGAGCTGGGAGCAGGCGTATATTGCGCTGGCGCTCACCGGTTACGCCCTCGGCGATATGCCCAGCGCCAACCGCACATGGGGCGCATACCTCCAAAAACGCGGGTTCAAGCGCCGTTTTGTGGAGGCGGACTGCACCACCTGTTACACCGTGGCAGATTTTGCCCGGGAGTACCCGCGCGGCGTGTATGTACTTGGCTGCTCCGGCCACGTCCTGACCGTCATCGACGGTGCGTGGTGGGACAGCTGGGACAGTGGCGCGGAATGCCCGATTTACTACTGGTATAAGGAGGAGTAAACGATGCCTTACAATCCGTATGCGTATCAGATGCCGACATACTACGGCCAGCCAATGCCGGACAACCTCGCTCAACTCAGGCAGGGAACAGGCTATCAGTCACCCATGATGCAGCAGCCGACAGCCCAGACAGCACAGGCTGCGCCCTCCATCATCTGGGTGCAGGGAGAAGAGGGCGCAAAAGCCTATATGGTCGCCGCAGGCAACAGCGTGTTGCTGATGGACAGCGAAAACAGCGCTTTTTACATCAAGAGCACCGACGCCAGCGGGATGCCGCTGCCTCTCCGCGTCTTTGACTACAAGGAACGCACCACGGCGACAAAAATGCCCCCTCAGACGGCGCAGCAGCCCGGCGTGGAGTTTGTCACCCGAGCAGAGTTTGACGCTCTGGCAGCCCGCTGTGCGGCGCTCGAGAAGCAAGAGCCTGCAAAACCTGAAACGGAGGTCAAATAAGTATGGCAAACCCTCTTTTTAACGCACTGGGCGGCGGTATGCCCGCCATGCCAAACCCTATGGGTCAGTTCGGGCAGATGATGCAGCAGTTCCAGCAGTTCCGTGCAAACTTTCAAGGCGACCCGAAAGCAGAGGTGCAAAAGCTGCTGCAATCCGGCAAAATGTCACAAAACCAGCTGAACCAGCTGCAGGCGATGGCGCAGCAGTTCCAGCAGTTCCTCCATTAAGTCGTAACCGTGGCCACGGTTCAAGCATAAAAATCATTCAAAACACACGAAAGGAGTACAAAAATGTCTCTTTCTTCCGATTCTGCGGTTCTGACCATGCCCGTTCAGCCCGCAAACACCAACGGCGGCAACGGCTTTGGCTTTGGCAATGATGGCGCATGGTGGATCATCATCTTGTTCCTGTTTGCCTTCTGCGGCGGCTGGGGCGGCAACTGGGGCGGCAATGGCAACACCGGTGCCAGCGTCGTTGACGGCTACGTTCTGACCTCCGATTTTGCCAACATCGAGCGCAAGATGGATGGTATCAACAACGGCATGTGTGATGGCTTCTACCAGCAGGCGCAGCTTGTCAACGGCGTGCAGCAGACCGTGAGCAACGGCTTTATGTCCGCAGAGATCAGCCGCGCAAACCAGCAGGCGGCGTTCATGCAGCAGCTGTTTGCCATGCAGATGCAGCAGCAGGAGTGCTGCTGCGAGAACCGCTCTGCCATTCAGGGCGTCAGCTACAATTTGGCCACCCAGTCCTGCGAGACCCGGAACACGGTGCAGAACACCACCCGGGACATCATCGACAACCAGAACCAGAACGCCCGCGCCATCCTTGACGCCCTGACCGCACAGCGCATCGAGGCAAAGGACGCAAAGATTGCCGAGCAGGGTCAGCAGCTGTTCGCAGCACAGCTTGCGGCATCTCAGGCAGCCCAGAACGAAACGCTCAAGGCCTACATGAGCGGTCAGCTGGCCTACTACAATCCGCGCCCCGTGCCCGCATTCCCGGTTCCTGCACCTTACCAGTACGGTAACTGCGGCACCGGTTGCGGCTGCGGCAGCTGCGCATAACCGAATCACGGCAACTGACTGCAAATTGTATGTAGTCTGTTCAGCCCCTGAGCTGATTTTGCAAACCAGAGCGCCGGGGCAAAAGTCCCGGCGTTTTTCTATGAAAGGAGCCGATAAAATGGCCGAATTTTCTAATTCTAACATCGTCAGCGTGGCGGCGGGTGAAAACCTTCCCCTGACCGAGACCGCGGTGAAAGCCCCTGCCTGCATCATGCACCGTGCCGGCAGCGGCCTCGTGACCCTGCGCGGTCTGACCAATCAATGCAAAGCGCGCTTCAAGGTAAGCTTTGGCGGCAATATCGCCATTCCCACCGGCGGCACTGTTGGACCCATTTCCGTGGCGCTGGCTGTCGGCGGTGAGTCGCTGACCAGTGCGACAGCCATTGTCACCCCGGCGGCAGTCGAAAATTACTTCAACGTTTTCGTTGCTGCGTTCATCGAGGTGCCGCGCGGCTGCTGCGTCACCGTGGCGCTCAAAAACACCAGTACGCAGGCAGTCAGCATTGCAAACAGCAACCTGATCGTTGAGCGGGTAGCATAAGAAAGGAGATAAAGTCATGCTGGATAAACTGAATCATTTGAAGGATGAGATGTGCGACGAGCTCATGGAGCTGACCGACAAAAAGAACCGGTCCCCTGGCGATGTTGAGATGATCGGCGAGATCGTGGACATCATTCTGGACATCCACCGCATCGAGGATTACTGCGATGGCGGCGAGTACAGCCGTACGGGCGAGTGGGAAGCTGACATGCGCGGAACCTTCGGCCACGATGCCGGAAGCGGTTACAACCGGGGCAACAGCTACGCCAACCGTGGCCGTCACTATGTTCGTGGGCATTACTCCCGCACGGATGGCCGTGAGCGCATGATCTCCGACATTGAGGACATGATGCAGGAGGCCACCGGCGCGGAGCGCGACGCATACAAGCGGGCAGCCGACATTCTGCGGAACGCATAAGGAAGAGGGTGGCATGCATGGACATTGACGAGATCAACGAGCATATCCGCAAGCTCAAGTGCGAGGAAACCAGTTGGCAGAGCGTCAACAAGCTTGCTGCCCTTTGCACTGTGCGAGATGAGCTAGAAGAAAAACAGGATTCAGCGTCCCATATTGAGGCCATGCCAGAGCCGATGCTCCAGGCATACTCTACATCCGGGCCGCCTCAAAGCGAGTTTGTGGAAGCTGCAAGCGCCGCCCCTTTTGGCGCACTGATGGATATTCTGGACGAGCATATGAGCGCCATTAAGCTTGTGTATCCCAAGGAATATGAGCTTGTGATGCGAAAAATAAGGACAATTTGATTGCATCATTGCAATATTTTTGCAAATGTGATAGACTAACCAAAACTCAAGTTCAAACTTCATAAGCTAACAATAAGCAAACAAATCTAATCATTATAACGATATACCGCAAAATATATTTGATTTGTAATCAGTGGGTTGCAGGTTCAACTCCTGTCACCAGCTCCAAAAATAAACGCACGAACGATAAAAACAAATCGTCCGTGCGTTTTTCTTTTTGCTTGAAATGCCTTGAAATCTCCTAAATGAACGTGATAATCTAACAAACAGTCTAACAAATCAGTACTTCATCTTCTGCATTTCCTGCAACAAATAGGATGGATCGTTGTGGGACACGTACTTGTTGGCCGTGGTGGAGAAATTTTTGTGCCCAAGAATGGCCTGCACGGCGGTCTTTTCCAGGCCGCACTCCACCATCTTACTGCTGGCCGTGTGGCGCAGCGTATGCGGATGCACCCCCTCTATGTGGCATTCCTGCATCAACGCCCGAAACTTTGTAGCCACGTTGCGCTTATCCAGCTTTGTGCCGGCTTTGGATGGAATCAGCCATTCGCACCCGCTGTCCAGCATCCAAAAGGCAATGATCTTGTAAATGGGCTCAAGGATGGGGATGATGCGGTTCTTGCCTGCTTCTGTCTTTTCACCGCCCTGCATGTACCGCTCTTTCAGGTGCACATCCTCGCAGCGCATGGAAAGCAGCTCGTCGATGCGCATGCCGGTATAAAGCAGCACCATTGCGATTTGCGCCGTCTGCCCAAACTTCGGGTCATTCTGTCGGCTGCTGATCTGCTCGATCTCTTGGGCGGTCAAGGTGCGCTCTGCTTTTCCTGTAGCCGCCGGGAGCTGCAGCAGCATGGCGTAATTTTTGTTTATGATGTCCTGCGCCATTGCCCACTCGCATATCTGACTGAAAAGCGTGCGTTGCTTTTCGCAGGAGCTGCGGGAAAGCCCCTTTTCCACCATTGCGTCAATGACCTGTTGATAATCTGCCGCTTTCAAGTCCCGCAATTGTCGGTCGTATAGCGGAGCAGCCTTTGCATAGGCCAGCTCGTACCCCTTTTGCATGTCCGTGCTGAGCTTGTCAAATTTGGGCTGCGATTTCCATTGGGCATAGGCATCCGCAAAGGTGCACTTCAGACGCGCTGCGGGCGTGTTTTGAGCGTTGTAAGCGTCCAACGCTTGTACGGCTTCGCCTGCCGTTTCAAACGTCCCCAGAACGTCCCTTTGGGCTGTAAGCGCCACATACGGTCTTGCTCGCGCCCCGCTCAGTTTATACACGCTGCCGCTGCCCTTGGGGCGGCGGCGCTTTTTTCTTTGTTGCGGGGAGGCTTCCGGCTGCTTCTTCCCGCACCACGGACAAAAAGAAGCACCATCCGGGATCTCCTTCCGGCAGCATGGTCTCACGCATTTCATGGCTTACTCCTTTTTCTGCCCGATATATCCGAAGGCACCATTTTCAGCAGCAGCCCTTCCGGCCTTGTAGTTGATCTTCAGGTCGTCAATGGGAGGATGCGGAGCGTCTGGGCATGGGTCAAGGCCCGCGATCTGCGCATAGGTATACTGGTCTATGATGGTTCCGCACACGCTTACCCGATTATTCAGGGGACAGTGGAGGTTTGCCGCAATCTCCGATATGACAGCAGGCGGACTGCTGCCGTGCCGGCCCTTCAGAATAAAAAGCAGCAGCCTTTTCGTCAGCGGTGGCAGGTTTACCACGAGACGGAGCAACTCTGCGTTTAGCTCCTCGTCGGCCTTGCCGTCATCCGGCACTTTGTACAGATCCTGGTGGAGCATCTCCATGAACATCGCGATGGGTGACACCCCGCACGCAGTGCACCAGTCCATGATCTCGTCACTGTCCGGGCTGGTGCAGCCTTTTTCCCAGCTCTGCACGGTGCGCTCTCCTTTTTCGATTCGTCTTGCGATCTCCACTTGACTCAGTCCAGCAGACACCCGTGCTTTTGCAAGTGCTTTCCCGATTTGGTTCGCTGTAAAATAACTCATACTTTCGCCCCCATAATACCAGTGTGTTTTTAACAAAAAATGGCGCAGAAAAAATCTGCGCCATTCGACAAATTTTATCCGTATTTTATTTTCCAACGGCGCATGGTAAAATCTGGATTATAAATCGTAGACGTGCACAAAAGAAAGGAGAAAACAAAATGGATTTTGAGCAAAGAAACGGCAAAGAAACTGAAATGACCATCATCGACGGAATGCCCGCCAGCATCCTGACCGGCACCGACCGCACCCCTGCACCCTGGGAGGAATGAGCCATGAAAGACAAGATGAAGAACTTCAGCACCTATATCCGCGCCGCTCTGGCCTGCTATGTGAGCATGACGCCGGATCAGCAAGCCCTTGCGATGATGTACGCGGCCCGCAAGATCGCCGCGCTTGACAAGCTGCACGCTGCCGCCGGTGAGCCCGGCGGGGCTGTAGCCGCTGACCTGTTGCAAAATTTGCAGCAACCTTGCAACTGCGAATAAGATGAAATGTCAGCGCAAATCCACATTTTTCAGCGCAAATCCACATTTTTCAGCGCAAATCCACGTTTTCAGCGTATTTTTCCGCTGAAAGAAGGGAACGAATGGGGATCGACGACAACAACCGGCGGTTTTATAATATGGTCGTGAACAGGTTAACACATCAATATCCCACAGCAGTGGCACCGTATTCCGCCTGGCTTTGGCTAAATCCCTCAAACTCCAGCTGTTCAATCAGACCGGAGCGAGAGAAAGACATGGAATTGATATAATTTTTTGCTCTTATCGCAGCCTGTTCGTTCCAGTCGGCGCCACAATGGTCTACGGCATAAGTAGCATCTTCCGTAGAATATCCTTCATACTCAAGCTGGCCTTCAAGGCTGCTGTAAGAGAATCCCATGCCAGCACTCAGGTAGTTTTCGGCAGACCGCAAAGCGTTTCTCTGCCCCATTGTAAGGCTATCATCGGCAGAAATTGACGATTTTATGGACGTGCTGCTCTTTGTTCCGGACGCTGAACTTGTCGTGCCGGAAGAAGGGGTGATCATCATAACGAACACGATCAGCGCAACACTAACAGCGACCGCACATCCGCACCCGTGACCTTTTTTCTTCTTTTCAGGCTTTTCGTCTGATTTGATAGCTGCTGTCACGGAACCCGAATCAACAGGTGCTCCACATTCAGGGCAGAATTTCACGTTCTCAATTTCAGCTCCGCATTTTGGACATTTCATAAAACGCACCTCACATATACAAAAACAGGCAGCCAACCAGCTGCCGAAAAAACTAAATTATCAAGGAAAACGCCAAAGGGGGAAAATAAAGTGCAAGAAACTAGCACAATGTTTGCAAAATGTGATACAATGGAAGAAAAAGAATCGCACGACAATCTTGTGCATCTTGCCATCAGTGAGATTCTTTCGTTATCCGAAAACCAGCTTCAAGAAGTCATTCGGAGGTTTTATGCTGTATTGTAGACTGAACATTTTGAAGCAGGACGAGAACGGAAACTGGTACAAGCCCAAAAACCAGCATCGGATCCGTCGCTTTTTTGTTGAGGACATCTTTTACCGCTTTGTCTGGACGATTGAGTGGTTCTTATTTGAAAAGTATTGGTAATACATAATCTGAAATCAGATTCACCAGAACCGGAATCAAAATCAAGGTGAAAATGCCGCCGACTATTTTTATCGGCCCAGAAAACCGGTTTGCATTTTTCTCTCGCAAATATTGCTTTCCGGCTTCTGTGATTCGTAATCCGGACTGCATAAACCCTGTTGTAGAAGATTCTGCAAAGCCAAGTTCTTCAAGCGCCGTAGCGTCTTGAAACAGTTCTTTTGTCCGTTCAACACCACCGGGATATTCCCGATCGAGGGCTTTCAGTAGTTTGAGTTCTTTTCTATTAAGATGTACGCTCACTCTGGAAGCTCCTTTTTAACTGCCTGAGCAATCCGAACAATTTTCATAATGTTTTCGTCATCCATGCCATCCAGTGCTTCTAGCAGCGCCCGGCGGGCTGGTGACAATTTTTCAAGCTCAATGCCATCTAAGGCGTTGGGCTTTTCTTTTTGCTCTTCGCCGGTCAGCTCTTCGACCGTGACACCTAGCGCATTGGCTACTGACGCTAGCATTTCATCTGGGAAGTCACGCCCACTTACTAGCATTTGCGAAATATAGCCACGGCTTTTTCCAACCTCTCTGCATACAAAAGAAACGTTGATTCCTTTTTCGGTAGCGATTTTTTTAGCCCTCTCCACATTTCGCATAAAAAAGACCTCGCTATTTTGTGAAAATAGCCAAATGTTCACTAAATTGCAAATTGGCTATTGCAAAATAGCCACTTGGCTAGTATAATACTAAGCACAGGGCAAACAAAACCAAAGCCCCTGACAATATTATATCGGGCTCACGCTAGATTTTATTCACTTTGTACCTTGCAACTACATAGTAGCATATTTTCTAGTGATTTTCAAGCCCGGAAAGGAGAATTGCTAGTGAATGTATCAAAAATTGACCAGTTTTGCAAGTTGCACGGGCTGAGCCGCACCGACCTGGAGGCGGCGGCGGGCCTGAGCAACGGCGCAATCGGAAAGTGGGAGCGCTCGATTTACGGGCCCAGCCTTTCGCAGCTGCTCAAGCTCGCAAAGTATTTCAAGGTCACACTGAACGAGCTTGTGGTCTACGATGAGGAAGGAAAAGGAAAGGAGAATACAAGTGCCTGATTTTGAAACATTTTTGCTTGCGCTTGCATCGATTGCGCTCATTGTCGTTGCTTTTGGCTTTTCGTGGGCCGTCATTTCCGGCCTTTGGTGGCTTATCTGCATGCTCATCGGTTGGCAGTTCTCTTTCGGCGTATCAACGGCGATCTGGATTGTGGCGATGCTTCTGAAATGGGTGACAAGCCATGATTAAGCCCGAACCGTGGACTGGCCGTCTGATTGGCCGGATGCACAACAACCAGATTACAGTAGACGACGTAGCAAAGCATCTTGGATTTTCGAGAAGCTACTGTTCACTGATTTTGAACAGCAAGCGCAACCCTCCCGGCATTCGGGAAAAGATGGAAGCTGCCGTCAGCGAGATCATCAAGGAAAAGGAGGACAAAACGGCATGAGCGAATTAAACAATCTCATCCCCATTAGCTACGACAACCCGGAGCGCCCCACTGTGAGCGGCCGGGAGCTGCACGAGTTTTTGCAGGTCAAGACGGCCTATAAGGACTGGTTTCCCCGCATGGTGGAGTACGGCTTCACCGAGGGTGAGGATTTCAACCCGCTCAAAATTGAGCGGGTTCAGGACGAGGGCGGACGCAAAGTCAGCCGAACACTCGATGACTACCAGCTCACCATCCCGATGGCCAAAGAGCTGTGCATGATCCAGCGCAACGAGCGTGGCAAGCAGGCCCGGCAGTATTTCTTGGCCGTTGAGGCGCAGTGGAACAGCCCGGAAGCGGTCATGCGCCGGGCTGTGCTTATTGCAGACCGCAAAGTGAAAGAGCTGCAAAGCGTGAACCGCAGCCTGCTGGCCGAGAACAACGACCTGAAGCCGGATGCAGAATATGCCCGGGCGGTGTGCGTGGGCAAGAACTGCCGCACCACTACCACCCTTGCCAAGGATTACGGCCTGAGCGCCGAGAAACTCAACAGCATCCTTCACGGCCTGAAGATCCAGTACAAGACCAGCGACGGGCAGTGGGTGTTATACGCAAAGTATAGCGGAAAAGGTTACACCAAAAACCGCAAATCCACGCCGTTTCAGCACAAGAGCACCGGCGAGTGGGACACCAAGAACACCACCGTTTGGACGGAAGCGGGCCAGCGGTTCATTTATGAGCAGCTCAAGGCCGTAGGAATGCTGCCCAGCGTGGAGCGCAAGCAGAGTGTGGAGCAGATGGAGCTTGCAGCCCGCCGGCACAACCAGGACGGGGTGGCGTAACATGACACTGAACCGCATGAACGGTAAAGGAGGAGCAAGCATGAAAAAAGCTATTTTTGGCGTAGCGTCCGTATTGGCAAGCGCTTTGCTGATGGCCGGATGCAATAAGCAGGTTATTGACCTGACCTATGAATACAGCTGGGCGCAGCTGAAAATGCCCGACGGAACGATTGTCGAGGGCAATGTCGAAAGCTGGTGCGACTATGAAGGCGACCAGCTTCAGGTTGTGATTGACGGTGTGACCTATCTGGTTCATTCGTCCAACATTGTTATGCGTCATTGATGCAAGGAGGATCTTTATGAAAACCACGATGCGCGACAAGGTTTGCCAGCTGATTGGCAAGTATCAGTTCTTTGAAGAGTACTTTCGCAACAAGGCGTTTTTGAAAGCCTCGATAGGCAGCGGCTCTGTCGGCTTTTACAGTAAGCCGGAAGAATCTTCGCAGGCGGATATGTGCGGCCAGTTCTTGGCCGATTTGAACAAGCTGCTGGAAGATGACGAAGCTGTTGAGCCCAAGGAAGACCCTCGCAAAACCGCCCCGGCGGGCAAGTGGTGCACGGAATCAGCGGCACAGACAGCTGAGAGAGTCGCAAAGGAGGCGCGGAACAATGGGTGAAGCACTGGCGATCATCATCGCGTTTGCCGTCCTTCTGGGCATATCGTGGGGCGTTACCTGCGCCGCCGTGTGGGCCATCTGCGCATTGATGCACTGGACGTTCACCTGGGCCGTCGGAACGGCGGCGTGGATCGCGCTCTGGCTCATTGGCAGCTTTGGCAGCTCCAAGAAGTGAGGCCGAGCCGTGAAGAAGCACTACAACAAGCGCTGGCTTGAACAGCGCTGGGATGAAAGGCAGCCGGAGCGGCTGGAGCACATCCAGATGAAGCGGCAGCTGAGAGAAAAAAAGGAGGGATGCGGCAGTGATGAAGCCGAGCATGGGAATCGCAGAGTGCTGCCAGATCATGCGTGATAACAACATTTCAGTGAGCGAGCCGATCTTTACCGGTATGATTCAGGCCGGCAGCTTCCCGGCATGGGCGGTGCCGTCTATTGACACCAAGAGCGCCGCCCCGCTGATCTCACGCGCCGGATTTATGGCGTGGATGAAGGATTTCTACAAACTTGAGAAGATCTACACGAAGGAGGATTTGAAAGAATGAAATCTACTACTTACTATTGGATGGCCGCCATTTTTGGCGGCGTTGGAATGGGCGCAGCTATGGGCGCAGAGGGCACTGCGCAGACCACCGGATACATCTCCGGCACACTGTTTGCAGTGTCGCTGGTGCTGATTCTGGCAGCTGTTCTGCTGGCTCGTCTGGGCTTTGCCGCAGAGGACAGGGAGAGAGCCGCAAAGCGGCGCAAGTATGGCAAGATCAGCCGCACCCACGCCCGCAACCCGGAATATCCGGAGAATCAGGAGCGCGGGGCATGATGACGGCTAAAGAGTACGTTGAGGGCAAAGTCAAATCCTACACGCGGCTTGCCGAACGCTGCAAGCGAGAAGCCGAAGCCTCGGATGACATTGTTGTCCGGGCCGGATACTCCGCACGGGCAAACGTCTGGGAGATGTGCGCCGAAGAAATGGACAACGTGCGGGAGATGCTGCAAGAGGAGTCCGGGGAGATCACGTATGCCTGACACTGTCCACCATGTCATGTGGTACACCGTGTATGACGCAAAAAAGAGCCTGCCCGTGCGCCAACACGGACAAGCCCAAAGAGTGATGAGTTTCGCCGCCCATCACCACAAAAATAACATAAAACAGGAGGTTTTACAAGTGGCATTTATGCAGATCTATGACGGTCTTGAAAACCCGCCGAAACTTTTAGAGAGGCGCTCTGCGCAGACAGTGGGAGAGCTGATCCGACAGGCGGATGCACTGTCCGAAAAGGAACACGCGCAAGGCTATCCCCGCAATACCTACATCGTATATAACAACGATGGTGAGCGAGTTTATCAGAGGTGGTGAATATTTATGCAAGAAGAATTGACCGTCCGGGTCGAGCACCCGGAGTTGCCCGCGATCCGGTGGAATGAAGCCGAGGTGCAGCAGAATCTGACCGAAATGCTGGCCGCCTACACTGGTCGCGTCTACACCCCGGAGACCATCAAGGATGCCAAGGCCGACCGCGCCGCCGTGAACAAGCTGGACAAGCAACTCAGCGATGCCGCCCGCAGCGCCAAGGCATTTTACATGAAGCCGTTGGAAGATTTCTTGCAGAGTGCCAAGCAGATGCAGGGCCAGTGTAAGGCTGTATCCGGCGCAATCGATGCTCAGGTCAAGGCTGTGGAGGAAGCCGAGCGGCAGGACAAGCAGGATGCGCTGCGGGCTGTCTATGCCGACTGCATCGGAGAACTGCGGGAGCTTATCCCCTTTGACCGCCTGCTTGTGCCCCAGTGGCTGAACAAGACCTATGATCTGGCAAAGGCCAGCCGGGAGCTGCGCAAGAGCGTGGAGACCCGGCGGGAGGAGCTGCGGCTCATCCGGGAGAACTGCGGCGAGGACGCCGAAGCCTGCACCACCGAGTATCTGCGTGAACTGAATCTGAACGCCGCCCTCGTGGAGCACAGCCGCCGCCAGAATGCCCGGTACGCCCAGCGCCGCGCAGAAGCCGAGAGAATGGCCGCAGAGCGGGCGCAGGCCACCGCTCCGGTCATTATCCCTCCGACCGATGAAGAACGCCAGATCGCCGCAGAAGCGGTTCAAACGGCGCAGGCCAATGCAGCCATCACGCCGGATGGCAGGTTGGATTTCAGCATGCTTCAGAAATTCGCAGAGCCTGCACAGCAGGAGGCTCCGGTCCGCAAGAAATACAGCTTCTGGGTGGAGTTCACCCGGGAGGACATTGCATGGTTCAAGCAGGGAGCCGCAGAGCGCGGCTTCCGCTATGGTTCAATCAAATGATTTTGGAGGTAGTTACTTATGGCACTCACTCGTTCCGGCGCACCCGCGCCTACTTCGTCCGTTTCCAACGCACAGTCTCTGGCAAACCGTTCCGTCCAGAACGCCAACCGTGCAGGCAGCACCGCTATGCAGGCCGCATCCCCGTCCGTGCCGGTGGAGATCACCGGTGCTGACGGTCAGCACTTCACTGTGAGTTTTGGAGACGTGCGCGACTTCATCTGCCCCAAGGCCACCGATGCTGAATGCAAAATCTTTCTGGAGACCTGCAAGCAGTACCACCTGAACCCCTTCACCAAAGAAGCCTACCTGATCCACTACGATAACAAAAACGACGACACTGCCAGCACCATTGTGCTGGGCAAGAACTGCTATCTGCAGATGGCCGAGCGCCACCCGGCCTACGATGGTTTTGAAGCTGGCGTGATCGTCCTGACCGCAGATGGCCAGCTGCTGAACCGTGAGGGTTCCATCGTCTATGATGGGAACGGCGGCGAGACCCTTCTCGGCGGCTGGGCGAAGGTCTACCGTAAGGACCGCACCCGCGCCAGCTACGAGGAAGTCAAGCTCAGTGAATACGACACCGGAAAGTCTCTTTGGAACGGCAAAAAGGCTACCATGATCCGCAAGGTGGCTTTGGTGCACGCCCTGCGTGAAGCATTTCCTTCTACTTTCGGCGCTCTGTACGATGAGAGCGAGGTGCGTGTGGACGCTGAAGGCGCCGCTCGTGAGGTGCCGTCCGAAGAGCTGCCGGTGCTGGATCCTTTCGCAGGCTCCCACCGCCACCGCAAGACGGCAGGCACGCTGATCCCCGCTCCGGAAGCGCCTGCGGAAGAACCGACCGCCGATGATCCGTTTGGCGGTGATGATGCATGATCGTCCAGACCAAGAACGGCATCATGCTGCACGGCGAGATTGCCAAAGACCCGGTGCTTCGGGATGCCGGTCAAAAACGGGTGCTGAAGTTTGACCTGAAAGCCAGCCGCACACAGGATGAATCCGGCAAATGGCAGAGCTTCTTTGTGGGCGTGAACCTCTGGCACGGCATCGACCAGTGGGATGGGATGCTGCAGAAAGGCGATCAGGTCACGGTTTTTGCTCAAAAGCTGAAAGAGCGGGAGTATAACGGCAAGATCTACTACGATGTGGACGCGGATGATGTTCAGCCCGGCGGGCTGGTGACATTCCGCTGGCTGCAGCAGATGATCGACCTGATGGCACAGCCCGGTCCTCCGCCGGAACCTGCAGAACCGGCAGCAAACCCGGCAGATCTGCAGGGTGCGCAGATGTACCCCGATGAAACGCTTGCGGATTACGCACCGCACAGCACTGCCGCGCCAGAACCGGCTCCATCTACCGAGTATGACCCCATCAACGAAGACGCAGAAGATCTCCCCTTCTGATCTTGCAAGCTGCGCTATCTGGCTATACGGGCGTGCAAAGGAGGTGATTAAGTGGCAAAGGACGAAAAAAAGTCGTTTGTCGTGTATCTGGATTGGTTCGACGCGCTGGAAGAGTACACGGATGCCGAAGTGGGCCAGCTGATGCGGGCTTTGGCAAAGCACGTCCGCACTGGCGAAAAACCGACATTTTCCGACCGTGGAATGCGCGGAAACTTCCGATTCATGTGCAATGGTGTGGATTCGGCTACAGAAAAGTACGAGAACGTCAAGCAAAAGCGCCGGGAAGCCGGAAAAGCCCGTGCTGCTCAAATGCAAGCAAAATCAGCAAATGCTAGCACATGCTACCAAGTACAAGCAAGTGGTAACTATAATGATACTGTTACTGGAACTGGAACTGTTACTGGAACTGGAACTGTTACTGGAACTGGAACTGTTATATCCCCTAACGGGGATATATATAATAGCGCCGCCCCCGCCGCCGTTGACGTAGAACTTTCAAAAATCGTCCAGCATTATCAGCAGGCTGTTGGGGACTTCCCGCGCTCTGCACTGGACAAGCTGCAGAAGTGGCGGCAGGAGTACAGCACAGAGATGATCTTGCTGGCGATTGACAAGGCCACAGAAGCCGGAAAGCGCTCGTGGAGCTATATCAACGGCATATTGTCAGGCTGGAAACGGGACGGCCTGCGCACGCCGGGGGATGTGGAAGCCAACGAACAAAGCCGACAAGCCAGACCGCGGGGCAAGCAGCCAACCGAGACCGTAGACGACCAGCTTGCCCGGGTGCTGGCGAAGATGGACAGAGAAAGAGGGTTTGAGACATGACGCGGGAAGACGTGGCAAAGCTGATCCGCATGAATTTTGTGCTGTACAAGCTGGGTTCCAAGCCGCTGACCGATGAGGAGATGCAGACCACCATCGATGTGTGGACGTACCAGTTTGGCGACTATGACGGCGATACTGTCAAGCGGGCTTTTCTGGCGGCGAACCGGGTATGCGTTTATCCGGTCACTGTGGCCGATATCTTCAAGCAGCTTTCCCAGGGTCTTGACCCGTCCGCTGAATGGGAAGCTCTGGCTGTAGCGGCACGCAAGGCACAGACATTTTTGAGCTGGCGCAAGTTCCCGATGGTGACCGGCATTGACGAAAAGGGCGGGCTGCTGCGTAGTGACGGACAGAAAGAACTGCAAGCCCTGTATGATCAACTCCCCCCGGCGGCAAAATCCTATGCCGGAAGCGTGGGAGGACTGGCAGAGCTGGCTGAAATGCCGGACCTTACATACCGCCGTGCCGAGTTTTTGAAGCAGGCGCAGGCCGATATCACCACTGCCCCCCGTGAAGCCGCAAGGCTGCGGGCGAGTGAACCGACAAGAAAGGAGATTGAAAAATGAGCGAATTTATCGACCGCGAGAAAGCCATCGCAAACATCAAAGCGGCATATTGCTGTGGCTGCGAAAATTACAACGGCGTAAGATGCCGCGCGTGTCAGATTATGGACGCGATGGATGTGCTGGAAGACGAACCGGCAGTCGTCCCGGATGTCCAGCGCTGGCGCAAGACCGCAGAAGAACCGCCGACTGAGGCTGATGCAAATGAAAACGGCGACGTCCTGAGCATCAACAACAACCCCTGCGACGGCTTCATAACAAATTGGCCGTGGAACATGGTGACAGCTTTCCCGGAAAACCTCCCGGTCTGGATGCCCATGCCTAAACGGCCGGGCGAACGTCCCAAAAAGCTTTACTGGCGTGAAAATGCATGTACAGCGATTTGTCCCGTTTGCGGGTATGAATGCAACGATGATTATTACCTTGACAAATTTTGTCCCGGATGCGGAACACGCCTTTGGTTTGACGAGGAGGAAGCCGAACATGACCAACCCGACATGTAAAGACTGCCCCGACCGGCACCCGATCTGCCACGACAGCTGCCCACGGTACGCCGAGTACAAGCGTCAACTGAAGGAGCAACGTGCATACACGAAAACCAAGAATGCGGTGGAGTGCATCAGCAAGAACGCATTCAATCAAGAATTTTGGATGGGAGGAAGAAAACGGTGAAAGTGCTGATCGCCTGCGAGGAATCGCAGGAAGTATGCAAGGCATTTCGGGCAAAAGGCCACGAAGCCTACAGCTGCGACATTCAGGAGCCGTCTGGCGGACACCCCGAGTGGCATATTCTTGGAGATGCGCTCAAGGCTCTTGAGGGGGGGGCAAGTTGTGACGATGGACGGCGCAACGCATGACGTTGGCAAGTGGGATTTGCTCATTGCACACCCGCCCTGCACATACCTGAGCAATGCAGCAACGCGCTCGTTCAGCTTGCGGGTCACTCCGGCCGAAAAAGTTGTTGCTCGGTGGGCAGAGCGCGTAAAAGCCGCAATTTTCTTTATGCAGTTCATGCTGGCTGACGTCCCAAAAATTGCAGTCGAGAACCCTGTAGGCATCATGAACACAGCGTACAGGAAAGCCGACCAGATCATTCATCCGTACTACTTTGCCGAGAGTAAAGAGGACACGGAAAACTATCACACAAAGCGAACTTGCCTTTGGCTGAAAAACTTGCCGCCTCTGGAACGGAAAAACAACTTTCCACCACCAGAGCCCGTGTACGTCTCAAATGGGGAAAGGCGCAAGAAAATCAGCTGGTGCGAAGGCATACGCAACACGCACAACGGTCAAGAGGGCCGGGCAAAAGCCAGAAGCAAAACCGCGCCGGGAATTGCGAAGGCCATGTCCGAACAATGGGGGTGAGCAAATGAGGTACAAGCCCGGCGCTTACATCGTCTCTCTCGACCACCTGATGGAGCAGGAACTTGTTTATTACGGCGGGAAACTGCTCCACAAGGGATGGTTTGGCAACTGGCAGCTGTGGTATGCGAAAGCTGAGCTTGCCAAACTGCGCATTCGGGAAGCTGTGAGAACGGAGGAAGAACATGAAACCAAAAACCAAATCTGAATTGATGGCCGAATGGGCCAGCCAGCCCGGGCAGCTCAAGAAAGAGCGGGAGGTCAAGGATGTCCGCAAGGCGATGGACGATGCCCGCGCCGTGATGCAGGACGGTCTGACCCGGTACGTCAAGAAAAAGACCAAAGCCCGAAGCATGGCAAAGGCTGAAGCTGACCCATTTGCTGAGCTGGAAGGCTGGGAAAGCATGGAGCAGATCCAGGATGCCTACGGCTATGGCGAGATCACCACCGACAGGCGGGACAAGCTCACCGACCTGTGGGAAGCCCGGGAAGCTGCCAGAAACAGCCGCAAGGGCGCAGACAAGTACGACGACCTTGTGACGGAGATGCTGGAAACGGCCATCCGCCGGGTGGGCAATGAGTACGCAGATATGCTGTTTGAGTATGACCAGCAGCGCAGGGAAGCTGAAAAGCAGTGCGAGCAGCTGGCAATGGAAGGGATGATGAAAAAATGAAGGCTATCTTGATGAGCATCCGGCCTGAATGGTGTGACCTCATCATTCGGGGGCAAAAGACCCTTGAAGTGCGTAAGACCCGCCCAAAATCGGAAACGCCGTTCAGGGTGTACGTCTACTGCACAAAAGCTCCGCAGCAACTCATCACCATTTTCAAGGATGGCGAAGAAACGATGGACGGCGAAATCCATCACGGAAAACCTGTGTTCGTAAAGTTCAATAAGCTACTGCCGGACAGCGTTCGCGGTAAAACTCAGGTGGTTATTGGAGAGTTCATCTGTGATGACATCCGGCGCATCGGCCCCGAGTACTGCATCGTCAAAGAAGATATTGAAACAGCAATTGCTGGAAGTTGCCTCAGTATCAAGCAAGTGAAGGAATACGCCGGCTGGGATATCGGTATGAACTATGCCGACATGAAAGACCTGTATGGTTGGCATATTTCCGGCCTGAAAATTTATGACGAACCAGTAAAGCTTGAAGATTTCTGGGCGATACAACCCTGTACGCATCGCGGAGACTGTTGCACCTGCCGCAGATGGAACGCAGAAAAGCTGATTTGCCGGGGAGAAGCGTTCGGAATCGAACGCCCGCCCCAAAGCTGGTGCTATGTGGAGGAAGGCAGATGAAACTGACCTTCTACGGCGACCCGCACACCAAGAAAAATTCCGCCCGCATTCTCCGCACACGCTCTGGAGCCCCATTTGTGGCCCCTAGCAAGGCCTACGTGGATTATGAGACTGACTGCCTGCGGCAAATCAAAAGGCCGCTCAGCCCTATCTCTGCCCGCGTGAACGTGCGGTGTGTGTATTACATGAAGACCGCCCGCCGGGTAGATCTGGCAAACCTCATCGAGGCAACCACGGACATTCTGGTGAAAGCCCGCGTGCTGGAGGACGACAACAGCAAGATTGTCGCCGCCCACGATGGCAGCCGGGTAGATCTTGACCGGAAGAAACCCCGGGTGGAAATTGAGATTGAAGAAATGGAGGACGAAAATGGCTGAATATCATGTTGGGTGTGGATTGTTTGGAAATGTCTACGCTGGGACTTATGCGCCGCCCCGCAAGGATGGCTTACAGGCATGGCGTAACAAGTCAGATGTGACAAGCGAAGCTATCGAAGCGGTCATGGGGCATTTCATCACGGAAATGGAACGTGACGACAAGACAAAGCTCGAAAAGGTGTGGGGCGTTATCGGAAACAAGAAGCTAAAAGTCACTTTTGAGATTTTCGCTAGCAAGGAGGAAAACAATGACACGCACATGGACACCTGACACCGACACGCCGAAGCCGGGAGAGACCACTGACGAGCAGAAGATGCGAGCGTGGTTCGAGCGCCTGCCCCGGATGCGGGCACTGATTCTCCAGCAGCAGGAACACATTGCAAGCCTGCGCAGTGCGGCTACAACAACTACGTCCAGCACATCCGGCTTGCCCGGCCACTCCGGAACAAGCGACAAGGTGGGCACCAATAGCGATGCTGCCATAGATGCAGAAGCAAAGCTGGCTGAGCTGAAATGCCGGTATACCGAGATGCAGAAGGATGCCATTGAAGCCGCCTATATGCTCCACGCCGATCCTGCATCCATCCGCCGCAGTAAGTGCATCATCCTGTACTATGTTGAAGGAAAGCGGCACGCCGATATCGCGGCAGAAGTCGGCTATTCCAAGCCGTCTCAGGTTTCACGCGCGATTTCGGAAGGCCTGAGCCAGCTGACAGAGATCGCGAACGAGCTGAATCTTAGTTGAACCTGTACATTTTGCACAACGTCAGAGGGCTTTGTTTTTACACGCTCTGGGATTTACTTGTTATCGGCATCTGTGCTATTGTGGTACCATCGGCAAAGCCGAAAAGGCAAACCGATGCACGCAGCCTCCGATTCCTCCTTTCAAGCTTGCAGGCCTTTGCTCTCTTCACGTTTCGCGGGCTGCTTCTATGCGAGATTCCGAAACGGCTCCGCTCAGAGCTGCGCATCTTTGAGCGCATCGGGAAGGTTCGAGGCCTTCCTCTCCGCGCGGTTTGACTCCGCGATCTCGCACCATATGGCGCATGGACTAGACAACCCGCAAGGCCGCACGTGCAACCTCCCGTGCCAAGAAAAGGCCTTAGAATCCTTGCCAAGGTGTAGCTTTCCTGACAGGATGTGCGCCAACCAACAGCCCCGGCGGCGAACCGGAGCTGTTTTTATATGGCCGCCTGAGCGCAGTTTTGAGCGCGGCGCGTGTGTGTAGACACGGCTGGTTCGATTCCAAGGGCAGCTTTTATACTCCGGTAGCTCAAGCGGTAGAGCAGCGGTCTCCAAAACCGCATGTTGCAGGTTCGAGCCCTGCCGGGAGTGCTTGCGTGCCCTATGAGGGGGCCGCGCAATAGCGGGGCATCCGGCCGCGAAAGTTCCGGATGCAGCAGTGCCCACCGTTTGACGCCTGTCCAACACACTGAATACATGGGCGCTGCTTATATGCCGTCATAGCTCAATTGGCAGAGCGCCGACCATTTAAGTCGGGACAACGTTGGTGACACCACATCGCTAGTTCATACTACCTGACACATCCGAGGCATCTAACCAAGCCCCGGCAGGGGCGTATGGGTGCCGGTTCGAATCCGGCTGGCGGCTTATTTCGATATTTTGACCGTTCGGATTTCCGGGCGGTTTTTCTTTTGCATGAGTTTAGAGAGGTGGTGGCGGTGAGCGCGAAGCGGCTGACAGACAGACAAAAAAAGAAGATCGTTGCTGACTATGTGCAACTCCAAAGCTACCGCGCCGCTGCAAAGTTGAACGATGTCTCAGACGCGACGGTTAAGAAAGTCGTGAAGGAAGACCCGGAGAGTGCGCGTTTGTGTGCACAAAAAAAGCGGGAAAATTCGCAGGATATGCTTTCCTACCTAGAGAGCAAGCGCGGGGAAGCACAGAATCTTCTCGGACTGTACTTGCAAGCGATGGCAGACCCGGACAAAATTGAACAGGCAACGCTGCCGCAGCTTTCCACCGCTTTTGGCACCATCGTGGACAAGTTTGCTATGCTGGGAGACCAGAGCGGAATAGAAGCCCCGGACGATGGCCTTCTTGAGGCACTGAGCGCTGCCGCAGACATCAGCCCGCCGGATGACGTGGAGATGCTGCCAGAGGAAGAGGACGACAATGCGGAAAAGTAACGGTTTTCGCTGGAAAGCCCTCAGCCAGCGGCAAAAGCAGGTCTTGAGCTGGTGGACACCGCAGAGCGCATACAGCGGCTACAACGGCATCATCGCCGATGGCGCTATCCGCTCGGGCAAGACCTTTGCCATGAGCTTTTCTTTCGTCCAGTGGGCTATGACCTGCTACAGCAGCAAGCAGTTTGCCATGTGCGGAAAGACCATTGCCAGCTTCCGGCGCAACGTGCTGGGGACGCTCAAGCAGCAGCTTGCAGCCCGTGGCTACAACGTCAAGGAACACCGGGCAGAAAACTGTATGACCGTCAGCAAGGGCGGAAAAGCCAACAAATTTTACTTTTTTGGCGGCAAGGATGAGAGCAGTCAAGACCTGATCCAGGGCATCACCCTCGCCGGGGCGTTCTTTGACGAGGTGGCCCTGATGCCCCAGAGCTTCGTCAATCAGGCCACGGCCCGATGCTCTGTCACTGGGTCGAAATTCTGGTTCAACTGCAACCCTGGCAGCCCACAGCACTGGTTCTATCTGGAGTGGGTGCGGAAATGCCGCTCTCGCAAAATGATGTACCTTCACTTTACGATGGACGACAACCTGTCACTCTCCGAGGACATCAAGGCAAGATACCGCAGCCAGTACAGCGGCGTTTTTTATCAGCGCTACATTCTGGGCCTGTGGACGGTGGCTGAGGGCCTTGTATATGACATGTTCGACCGCAAAAAGCACGTCGTTGACGAGTTGCCGGAGCTGTCTCCCAAAAGTGCCTACGTGGCGTGTGACTTCGGTACCCAGAACGCAACGGTGTTCCTGCTGCTCCAAAAACAGGCAGATGCAGACTGCTGGATCGTCACCCGGGAGTATTACTACAGCGGGCGAGAGCAGAAGCGGCAAAAGACCGTGGGCGAGTACGTTACAGACCTCAAGGCGTGGCTGGATGGCCTCAAGCCGGAGAGGATCATTGTGGACCCCTCTGCCCTGCCCTTAATTACAGAGCTACGCAAGAACGGCTTTACCCAGACGCCCGCAAACAACGACGTCCTGAGCGGCATTCTGGACGTGCAGACCATGCTGCAGACCGGGAGGCTGAAAATATACAAAGACTGCAAGCACACGCTGGAAGAGTTCGGCGTGTACGCTTGGGACCCGGACAAAGACGACACCGTGCTGAAGGTCAACGACCACTGCATGGACGCTATCCGCTATTTCGTGCGCACAAAGCGCCTTGTGAAGCTGAGGGATTGATTTTGAGCACTGTATACACATTCCAGACTTTCCAGCAGGCGCAAGCCGCCGGGGAACAGCCTGATTTCATCCGACGGTTCGTGAAGCAGCACTGCGCTTCCGGACCGTACAAGATGGCGCTGGACGCCGACTTGTACGATGCCCAGAAAAACCCGGGGGCTGAACGTTTCGCGCAGGCTTACGCTTTGATGCTGCAACGCCTGTCCAAAAACACCAAGCAGGACACCCCACACCCCGATATGGTCAAGAGCAATCTTTTCCGGCGGCTCAACAAGCAGCGGGCGACCTACTCCCTCGGCAACGGCGTGGTCTTTGCGGACGATGGCGTGGACAAGGACAGACTGGGGCAGAACTTTGACGAGCAGATCCAGAAAGCCGGATATTTTGCCCTGATCCACGGCGAGAGCTTTGGCTTCTGGAATAACGACCATCTGGTGGTTTTCAAGCTGACCGAGTTTGCGCCCCTGTACGATGAAAAGACAGGCCTTTTGCAGGCGGGTGTGCGCTTCTGGCGGCTGAACCCGGACACGGATATGCACTACATCCTGTACGAGCTGGACGGCTTCACCGAGTACACGGAAAGCAAAATCGGCAGCACGATGCAGGAGACAACGCCGAAGCAGGCATACAAGAGCGTGACCGTCACCACACCCGGCGGCGGGCTGGAAAGCGTGGAGGGCGAAAACTACAGCGCTCTTCCCATTGTGCCGCTGTGGGGCTCCGACCTGCACCAGAGCACGCTTGTGGGCTTGAAAGCCTACATTGACAACACCGATCTGGTGATGTCCGGCTTCTGCAATGACCTGCAGGACTTTTCGCAGATCTACTGGCTGTGCGAGAACTTCAACGGCATGACCGATGACGAGCTGCAGGAGTTCCTCGTCAAGCTGAATTTGTACCACATTGCAGGCGCAGACACCAGCGAGGGCGGAAAGATCACCCCCTACACCACCGAGATCCCCGTGACGGCCCGGCAGGCGCTGCTGGAGCTGCTCCACACCCGGGTGTATGAGGACTTCGGCGGTCTGGATGTGCACTGTGTCAGCGCGGACAGCACCAACGACCATCTGGATGCGGCCTATGAGCCGCTGAACCAGAACGCGGACGACTTCGAGGCTCAGGTCAAGCCGTTCATCCGGCAGATCTGCGCACTGGCTGGCTTTGACAACGCTATGCCGACATTCAACCGCAGCAAGATCACCAACACCGCCGAACAGGTCAGCATGGTGATTTCTGAGGCGCCGATCATCGGGCAGGACATGGCCATTGACCTGCTGCCAAACCTGACCCCGGAACAAAAGGAGCAGGCCAAGGCCGCGCTGATGGCTGAGAGCGCAACACGGGAGACCGTGGACGAGGAGGACGAAGACGATGGCTGAAAACATCATCGGAAAGTTTGTTATTGAGCTGGACGAAAACGACAGGAAACTTTTGGAGCGGTTTGCAAATGCAGTCGAATTGATGCAGCCGACCACGATTGATTTGGACGAGCCAAAAGTCCGCGCAGTAGGCGTTGACGAACTCGGAAACATCAAATGGGGACCCGCCGGGGAAAACAATGAACGACCGTGACCGCATCTCTACCCGCCAGCTGAACCGATTGCGCCGCCGTATCCTCCAAGTGTACGGCACTGCCCGCCGGGAGATGCAGGAACAGCTCACCGAGTTTTTGGCAAAGTACAAAGCGCTGGACGAGCGCAAGCGGGCGCAGCTGGATGCAGGCGAGATCACCGAGGACGACTACCGCATCTGGCTGCAAAATCAGGTCTTTCAGTCCGATTTGATGCACCAGAAGCTGGACGGCATCACGCAGACTTGCACCACAGCCCAAGAGACGGCCTACAAGCTGGCCCGTGACGAGCAATACAATATCTTTTCCTTTGGCGCAAACTGGACGTTCTACGAGCTGGAACAGGCCGCAGGCGTGACGTTCGGGCTGACCCTGTACAACACTGAAGCGGTCAAGCTGCTGCTGAAAGAGAACCCCCGCATGGTGCCAAACAAGCGCATCAAGAGCGAGAGCAACCGCACCTATGACGCTCGGGTGTTCAATCGCTACGTCATGCAGGGCATCGTGCAGGGCAAGAGCGTCCACGACATCGCCGTGCAGGCCGTCAACGGCATGGCGGACACAGAGATCCACTGGGCCATGAACAACGCCATCACGGCCCTTACCAGCGCCCAGAACGCCGGGGCTTTGCAGCAGATGAGAAACGCTCAGGCTTTGGGCATCGAGGTCAAAAAGCGGTGGAACTCCACCCACGACTACCGCACCCGTGAGATGCACCGACTGCTCGACCAGCAGACGGCAGAGCTTGACGAGCCGTTCAAGGTCATGGGTTACGAAATTCAACGCCCCGGCGACCCCAACGCAGCGCCGGAGATGGTCTACCACTGCCGCTGTGTGCTGTCCTCTGCGCTGGGCAAGTATCCCCGGCAGAACGCCATGCAGCGGGACAATGTGACCAAAGAGACCACCCCCGTCATGGATTACACCGAGTGGTATAAATCCAAGGGCGGCAAAGAGAAAGAGCAAATGTGGTGGGCAGAAGAGCGCAAGAGAAAGAGGGAGAAAAAATGAATTTTGCCGAAAATTTCGAGAATCTTGCAAAGGCATTTTACAATGCCAGCGCAACTATTAAAAATTTCGCCGAAGCGGTCAGGGAGGCCGAAAAAGCAGCAAACCGGCCAGGTTGGCCGAAAACTTATTTTGAGCGCAAGAGAAAGAAGGAGGCCAACAATGGCAGCAGGCGAGTCTTACGAAGAGTTTGTGGAGAAGTTCAAGCCGAAAAAGACCACGGACGACTGCTATACACCGCCCAGCGTGTATGCGGTCATACGGGACTGGGCTTGCAAAGAGTACGGCATTGACCCGGCCAAAATCGTGAGGCCATTCTACCCCGGCGGAGATTATGAGCACTACGACTACCCGGAAGGTGCTGTGGTGTTGGATAACCCGCCGTTTTCCATTCTGTCTAAAATCTGCACGTTTTACCTCGATCGTGGCATTCCGTTCTTCCTGTTCGCTCCATCTTTGACAGCGTTTTCTGGAAGGGCAAATAATATGCGGATGAACCATATCGTTTGCGACTGTAGTATCGAGTACGAAAACGGCGCAATCGTCAGAACAAGTTTTGTGACAAGTTACGGCGGGGACATCATAGCGCAGACCGAGCCTCGCCTGACGAAGCTTGTAAACGATGAGGTGGAGCGCTTGCGACGCACCAAAACGGTACAGCTTCCAAAGTATACATACCCGGATCATATTGTGACGGCTGCATTGCTCCAACGATACAGCCATTACGGCGTGGATTTCAAAATTTACAAAAAGGACTGCGCTCCGATTTATGCGCTGGATGCACAACGTTCCACAGGAAAATCTATTTTTGGTGGAGGCCTGCTGCTGTCTGATTGTGCTGCGGCTGAGAGGGCTGCGGCTGAGAGGGCTGCGGCTGATTGTGC